CCACGACATATCGTTTTCACTTTCAACTAATAATTTCATATAGTCAAAAAGTGTCTTTGGTAAAAAATCTTTTATTACTTTTATCATTTAAAAATAATCTTCTAGTGGTTCAAATTTGTCGTCTTTTAGAGTATCTACATATGCTTTTTCTAAATTAATATTTAATACTATTCTTGTAGGCGTATCGCTTTGAGTAATACCATAATGTGGGTGAGGACAATTAAACATCGCTAATGAGTTTTCAACTGATGGTAATTTAACTTCTTTTGTGTAATCGCCATTTTCATCTTTGTCTAAAATTATTGTTGATCCGTTGCAATTAGTAAAATTAAATACCGCTGTTACTACATTTGGATGTGGTCTACCGTTAGTAAATATATCATTGTGTAAGCCGTGATTAACTTGTTTGCCTTTATTAGGATATAAGTTCATTTTCATTCTTATTAACCTACATTCACTATTTGTTTCTTCATTTCTTTGACATCTTTTTTCCATATGACTCATCATAAAGGTTTGAAATAAACCAAATAAAGGCATTAAATCTCTATCGTAAATCTCAGGATTTCTTCCGTCTTGCATACCTGGTGCAATATATAAATTTTTGCCAAACTTAAAATTTTCTGCGCCTGGTGTTGTATCATCTTCTTTTAAGTTTCTTTCATTAAAACTCCATTGTAGTCCTTGAGAGTCTTGTCCACCTTTGTTATGAACCATTGTTTGCATATAGTCAAAAAGGGGTCTTGGTAAAAAGTCGTGTATTATTTTTATCATTCGTTTGCCTCTACATATAAGTCTTTAGTAAAATCTTTTAGTTTCTTTCTATCTAAATCTGTATCAACCTGGTCAATATAGTTATTTAGGAAAGTCATAGTGTCTTCACCTTGATCTAATATGTTTGATTTTACGGTTTGTTTTATATCTATTGGATCTTCTATTATTTGTAGTTCGTGTACATTACTATTGGTATAAAATCTTTCTACAAGTTTATTATACATTTCTTCATTTGTTTTAAATGATACAAACATTTTAACAAAGCAATCTTCATAAGGTGATAGATCAAAGTTAGTGTAGTCCATTGTTCTATCATCATATATTATTTTTTTAAATATAGCAAGGTCATTAGGTATTCTTTCTAACTCTCTTGTTTCTGTATCAAAGATATGAAAACCTTTAGGACAATTATGATCTGACCACATTATTTGATATTGTGTACCTAGATAATAGATAAGACCATCATCTGATTTTTTGTGAAAGTGTCCAGACATAACTTTTTCAAATCGTTTAAATTGTTCTCTATCTAAACCGTGTTCATTCATATGACCTTTGTGCATTTCAAAACCTTTTATTTCTAAATGACCAAAACATATATCAGCAGTAGCGTGATCTATTGCGTGTATTGAATCTTCATAATTGTCATCACAAATCCAAGGTAAGAATAACATACGACAACCACCTATTTCTACTTCTTTAGGACCATCATATATCCAAGGTTCATTTACTCCATCAAAAGATGTACATAGTTGTTGAATAGAATTTACTTTATTAGTATTCTTATAATAAGTATCGTGGTTACCTAATATAATGTGTGTATCAATCTTTAAGTCCCATAGTCTTTTCCAAAATTTTTGTTGGAAATTATGGGCAGTATTAAAGTTAATAAACTTTCTTCTATCTACAACATCACCTAAATGTATTAATGTATCAATTTTATTTTCTATAATGTATGGAAAAAACAATTCATCATAAAAACGATTTTGATATTTTATAAAAGCAGGTGAGTCATTACGACATCCGAAGTGTGTATCATTCAGTAGTGCTATCTTCATAACTCATAAAGTAGTCTAAACTGCTACTCTTTGTTTTCTTTTTCCTCTTCTTTTTCTTTTTTGCTAAATCATCTGCTATTTTCTGTTGTTCTTCAACAGGCATATTCTTTTTAAGAAATTCTGTAAATTGATTTTTAAACTCTTTATCTTCACCTGGTTGCAAAGTCATATCATCATAATTAGATTCTGTTATAAGTCTATTCTTAATAGTTACTTGTTTTTTCTCTTTCTGTATTCTTCTTATGAAGGCGTAATATATAATTTGCGTGAAATATGCAAAAGGATTATTTGATTTTCTTGGATTAAAGTTATCTAGGTATTGTAAGCAGTTCTCTATACCATCACTAATCATATCATCTCTAAATGTATAATTAATAAAGTTAGGTCTGTAAGACAAGTGATTCGCTATCTTCAAAAAACAACTACCAATATAATCTGTTACAGGCGGTTTCGGTTGTTTGTTTCTTTTCGCCCTATTAACATTCTTTGTATATTCAACCATTGCAGCTAAAAATTCTTTATTGTTTACATAATGTTCTTTTTTTGTAGTTTTTCTCATAATATTAATATAACATCTTTCTTCAAAAAAGTCAATGTTATCCCGAAATTTCGGTTTCTTTTTTTGCTCTAAATGAGCATTGACTTTTTATCTTTTTTGTGTATAATGGAGCGTGTAGCGGGTTGCCGAGAGATATAGCTATAGTAAATAATATAATATATAAATTAGTGTATAGTTGTATTGCCTTCGTCATCATCAAAATCATCAAATATCTCACTTATCTTTTCATTTTCAGCATCCGAAAATTTCTGTTGTCTATAATTTTGTTGTTTCATAGGAACAGGTTGCTTGTCATAGTTTTTTGCAATAGCACCATAACTAGCCGTCATTTCAGCTGACGCATTTGTTATAGTCATAATCTTATTTTTCGGAATAGTTATTATTTTATCAGGAGTGTATGAGCACCATTTAATTAATGCAATATAGTCCTTAAATCCAGTAAGTGTCATTTGAGGCACATACTTAATTAAAAGAGGTTTTTCTAATCTTACTAATTGAGAGTTATCTGGTAATTGATTCTTACCTGTTGGAAGAATAGTTACAACATCTTCGCCATTAACTAGTTTGATTATCTTTATTGAGTCTTGTGGTTGGTGCATAGTTATTTTAACTCCACATTATGGATTTCGTATTCAAAATCTTCTTCGTTGTATATATTTATTCTTTCTCTAAAGTGTGAAAGAGTATAATTTTCTTTTTCATTGTGAGTTAAATCATCTGCTATATCATACAAAGTAGCATCCGAATCGTTATCTTTTAATCTCAAACCACGACCAATTGATTGTAAGTTTCTTATTCTACTTTTACTAGGACTTGCGAAAACTATATTGTGTAAATTTTTAATATTAATACCAGTAGAGAAAGTACCATAACTAGCAACTATAATTGCACCTTCAGATTTTTCAGTTATAAATCTAATCTTTTCTCTTTCCTCAGCTGCCACACCACCATATACAAAGAAAACTTGCTTGTCTGATTTTTCTTCTATTAATTTCTTTAATTCCATACCGTGTTTTTCTACATACTGAAACAATACTAAACTATTACCTTGTAGTCCTGTAACTAAATTACGAATATATTTGTTTCTCTTTTCATTCTTCACCAGGTAATCCATTTCTTCTTGGTATGTTTTACCAAACATATCTTCTCTTACCTTCTTATCGTGTTGCAAAATTAAACAGAAAATTTTTAAATTAGCAAGTTGTTTCTTTTCTTGTAATTCACTTGTAGATACTACCTTGTTTACCGTACCAAACAATCCTTCTAATACTAGTTTGTGTGTTTTAGTACCATCTAAAGTACCTGTTAGACCTACTCTATACTTACAATCTTCTAGTTTTGACATTATTTTTGTTAACGAAACTGCCTTAAACAAGTGTGCCTCATCTCCAAACACAGCACCAAATTGTTTAAACCATTTTTTAGGAAGATTATATATTGATTGCCAAGTAGATATAACTACTCTTTTATTAGTATCTTTATCGTGTCCTTGATATATTCTATGTACATTGCGATCACTATTATAACCATAATCTTTAAAGTCTTTATATAATTGCTCTACCAAAGATGTTGTTGGTACTATAATTAATATCTTATCTTGTTTCTTTTCTTTTAATCTTAACAGATTGTATATCAACATTAGATATACTATTAATGATTTACCAGAGGCAGTTGGCGATAGTAATAAACATCTACTCTTTGTTATAGAGTGTACAAATGCTTCTCTTTGATAATCTCTTATTTCTAATGGTATCTTTAATGCTTTAAGAAATCTCGTTACATCTTCCTCATTAATCGTAACATCTGCTATCTTTGTTCCGTCAACTATCTGTATATCATTTTTATTACACCAGTCAACAATGTAAGGATATAGTCCTGCGTATATTTGACCAGTTGCATAACTGAATAATCTAATTTTACCGTCCCAAACTCTATTTCTATATTGGGGCATAAACTTAAATCCAGGTACTTCAAAGGTAAAGTATTCGCCTAACTCTCTACGAATATCAGCGTCTGCTTCTATCTTTAAATAGACTTCGTTTTTCTTATCTATGATGAGGTATCTTGTAGTTGTCATTATTAAATAGCGCCACTAGTAAACTTTCTCCAGTCAATAGCGTTTTTAATAGTAAATGTTCTATTAGATATTTGTCTGATTGTTCTATCTAAAAAATCTACCGTAACTTCCAAGTATTTAACTTTTTGATATGCTTTTGTATAGTCTTCGTCTGCTTCAATATATTTGTCAACATCTGACCTCATAATTTTTAGATTAAAAGGTTTCAATTGATAAACAGCAGGATCAGCTTTACCTGTATAATATTCCCACTTTTCTCTTTTAATTAATTTAAACTCATCTTCAGCACGAGTCAACAACAACTTAAACTTTGTTAAGTGTTTCATAAATTCGTTATGTAGTTGAGGTGTCTTTAATGATTCTAAATCTAATTCAGTATCATTGATTTTTAATTTTTGATCTGCTAGTTCTTGTAATTGTTCTAAATCCATAATATATCCATAATAACACAAACTGACTAAAAAGTCAATGTTTATGAGGTTGTTATTGTCGTTCTACTTGCGTTTGAAGACGCAAAATCATATAACTTATAATTAAAGGTTACCGTTGCTGTTAGGTAATCTGTATCAGTTGCTTGTTGATTGTATTGTAAACCAGATAATGATATTGGAAAACAATCGTTAAATCTAACTTCAGTTACAGGATTGTTTTTACTCGTAAGTATATTAAGTGTTGCGTCTGAAAATATACCACCAGTATTAGGAGCAGCAAACTTTGTTCTACCTGCGTCACCTAGTTTACTATTTTTAGATGTAGGAAATCTATCTGAGCCACCATCTAATAAATTCTTAAATTCTTCGTGTCCACCAGGAAAACCTATGCCTCTTAACCAACCGTGTATCTCTTGGTAGTTTTCTAAATTTTCATCTACAATAAATGTAACTGCTAATGGTTCGTAACTTAACTTTTCACCAGGCAAAGGTATATCTCTAAATGGTGTAGGTTGTGAATAGTTATCTGATATACTTATACCAGGCAAATTTACCTGTGTACAAAAGTATTCTACTTTAGGTAATTTTATAATACTAAATTTAAACTTTGTAGGATCAGCATAATCCTGCTTACTCGGCTGTCTGCTGTATGAGTTTGTAGTAGTCATAATACTATTTATCTGTTGAGTTATCTACTTCTTCCCATTCTTTTGTTTCAGATTCTTGCTTTAATTTCTTTTCGTTTTCTGTGAGTTTAGTATCTAATTCAGCGGCTTCATCCATTCTTTTCTCTATATTCTCTAAAGGACCTGGTTTCTGTAAGTAATTAAGACCTTGTGCCAATAGAAAAAAGAAGCCACCTATTAATATAATGCCTGCAATTGCTCTGAGGAATGTGTTCATACTTTTATTTATAAGGCCAAAAAAAAGGGCGCCGAAGCGCCCCTTTTCGTATTTTATTAATCGTTAAACAACGATCAACCAATATTACATTATGTTAGCAACTTGTACTCTTTGGTAGTATCTGTTGCTGTTCGCTGAACCAGCGTTATTAACAGCAGTAGCAGCACCTGATTGAGCACCTGTTTCTGCAAATGGGTTCGCAACTAAACCGTATCTAGTTTTGAAACCAATTTTTGGTTGGAAAGTATCTTGTCCAACTGCTCTTACCATTTGTAATGGTACATATGGGCAGTAGAAAATACCAGCGTCATAAGGTGAAGTACCTTTGTAACCGACAACATAGTATTGTTTCGCAGCTGAGTTAGCTGAGTATGGATCAATATATACTTTGTATCTTCCGTTTAGAGTACCAGCAAAAGTATTACCAGTATCGTCAACAGATAGATTGTTGTTTAATGCAGGAGTGTAATCTAAAACACCAGCCATTTGAAGAGCACTAGCAACATCAGCAGAACAGATAATCATATTACCTTTTCCTCTTCTTGTTCTTTGTGCAATTCTATTAGCATCTCTCTCTAATTGGAACATTAATCCTTTGAATCTCTCAACTGACCATCTTCCGTTTGAGTCTGTGTCTAAATCAAAGATACCAGCTGTAGTTGTGTTAACAGCAGCACCTTTTTCTGCATTGATATAAATTGTTCTAACAACTTCTCTATTGATTTCCGCAAGGATTTCAGCAGATAGGATGTTTGCCAATTCTGTTTCAGCGTCTAAACCGTGGATTGCTTTTAAGTCTTGAGCAAGTTCCATAGTGTATTCAGCCTTTAGAGCTCTGCTTCTAGCAGTAACCGTAGATTTCTCAATTGAGAAAGCCATCTCAGCAAACTGATTACCAGTAGCGTCACCTAATGCTTCAGCAGCACCAGTTGTCATACCTTGACCTCTGCTATAATCTGTTGATCCAGCAGCAGCGTCATTAAGTACACCTGGATTAGTTCCAGAGTGATCTGTTGGTTCACTACCTGCACCAGCAGCAGAATCACCAGCAGCGTTTCTGCTAGAGAAGTCTGTATCTGCTTCGTCAAATAATGCTTCGTTTCCAGTTTGTGAAGTGTATCTACTTCTCATTGCAAAGATAAGACCAGTTGGTCCAGTCATTGGCTGAACACCAGCAATATCGTAAGCGATAAGATTTGGCATAGCTCTTCGTACTAGTGAAATTAGGATTGGATCCCAATTTGCAACTGAAGAACCAGTAGCATTTGTAGGCGCTGCTTCGTTTAAGAAACCAGCGTCTTCTTTCATAGCTCTTTCTTGGTTTTCCAAGATAGTAGCTGTAACGGCTCGTCTGTAAGAATCCGTAACTTTTGGTAAGTCAGGGTGTTCTAGGACAGGCTGCCATTTTTTTTCGTATTGTTCTGATAAATACATTTGTTTTTATCTCCCTATTAGTTAGACAACTTAATGTCTTTTGTTTTACTTATAGCGGCACTATAAGCAGCCATTGCATTAGTTAAATCCTGAGGTTGCTCAGCATTTGACTCTGCCGCCACATCATCTATCTCACTAGTTGATTCTTTTTTACCAAAATAACTTTCTTTAATAGTAGCTACTTTAGTTTTAAAATCTTCTTCGTTTGAATATTCAACTTCTTCGGCTAGTTTATTGAATTTTTCTTTTTGAGTATCAGCTAAATCTTCAGACGCCTCATCAATGATGGTTTGTCTTTTGAAATTTCCGTTCTCTTTAGATAATTCAACATTCTTTTCAATTGATTCGTTAAGTTTTTTGTTTAACTCCTCAATTTTAGAAGATTGATCTTCTAATACATTATATTTTTCGTCTGGAACATCAATATAATGATCTTCAAATAACTTTTTAAGACCACTAATAAAGTCCTCAGCGATTTCACCTTTGATTCCTCTTTCTAAAGCAAGTTCGTTTTCTTTCATCCACTCTTCCACTACATAAGCAAGGTAAGAGTCAACTTTTTCAACTAACTCATCTTTAGATTTAGAAGTTTCTTCGGTTAATTTCTTGTCGTAATCTGCCTGCATTGATTCTGCCATTTCTTTTACTTTAGATTTGATAGCAGCTTCAAATACGGTTGCAGCTTTTTGTTTAAATTCTTCAGATAA